TTTTGCGTTATTAAATGTTTTGGATATTAATGGGAGGAAGGTAAATGGTGATGTGAGTTCTCTTAATTGTACTGGAAGTAGAAAGGGTAAGGATGGAAAGGGTGGTGGTGAGATTTTGGGGGTGAAGTTTGGAGAGGTGTGGATGGATGCTAGTGTGTCTGCTGTTCCTAAATTGAACTTGTCCGATTATAGTACTAAGGTGGCTAAATTTGTAGATGATATTACTTCCGCAACAGCAGTTTCTATCATGGGTTTGGAGGTTAAAGTAAGTGCATTAAAGCTAGATCTTATTCCTATTGGGAAGTCACTCCCTGAAGGTGATGAGAAAGAAAGTTTCAGAGATCTTTATAAGAAAGTTGGAATAATGGAAGGGTTAATTAAGAAGAAAAAGGAGGAGTTAAATGTTGTTGATGATGATGATAGTAAAGATAATTTACCGTTTTAAAGATATATTGTTGATAATTGGTTGAGATTTATTGTTCCTATATGATTTGATGTTCGTAAATATATAGTTTTGTAATCCCGTTATTTAGGCTTTTTTTTATTCACTTCGGCATACCATTAGGTTATCATTATTTATAAAAGGCTACATTTCTTCGGGTTAAGATATTAGGGAGAGTTGGCAGTGGGTAAGGGTAGCAATGCTTTTGTTCTTTCAGTGTTGAGTTTTTAGGTTAGGGGATAGCCCGAAGGGGTGTCATCTCTGGTCTCAAAAAAATAGGTCGCAAACAATTTAAAAACAATTCGAAACGATGCGAAATTAAAACGAGGTTTGAACGGGGATGAACATGGGGACGACGAGACCTGATTTTGACAGACTCCGACGTTTTATTAGCGCTTAATCTGACAGATTATAAATTTGACAGACTCGAACGTTTTATTACGAGCTAATCTGTCAAAATCGTTTCGGATGCCGGCAAGCCGGCTTCATAGTAGTCACAGTCTTTAACTTCTCACAAAGGAATCAAAAAATGATTATTGTAAATGACTTTGAACTTTTCCAAAACGACGAGGGTACTCGTTACTATAAGTGTTTAGATGGCAGTTGCCATTGGATTACTCCTAAAACTGAAGACGAATTGTCTAAGTATTGGTTGTTCTCTAAATATCTTGACGCTGTTGGTACTGTTGATTTTTTAAACTACCATTGTGGTGTTGACGAAAATGACAAGTGTGTAATCGATATGGAAAAGTATTTTTTAGAAATCGTTGAAGAATATAATCGTTCTGTAGCTTCTAACGATTTCGAATGGTTGTTCGTTTATAACCTTTTCATCAAAAACAGAGAAAGCCATAACTTTCCAACAATCAACAAAACCTTTCTAACCTCAATGATGTAAATATCATTGTTCTGGAGTAATCATATGCCTGCTAAAAGTAAGAGCTATGAATTTGTCGACATTACTGTTCGCAAAGCACATATTTGGTCTTCCGTTACTGAGTCAGTATATAAGAGAAGCAATTTGATTTTAAATCTCAAGACAACAGATGGTCGACACTTTTTAATTAAATGTGAGTCGTTATCTGAAAGAGATGAAATAGTAAATATTTTAATGAATGGAATCGAAGATGAAGTTCAGTAGTATTGAACTGTTTGCTATTAGTAATGATTACTTAGATCTTAAATCGTTAGCTCATGATTGTATCAAAGCATCGTTAGTTATTGAAGAAGATCTTAATAGTAAGATTGAAAAGAAATTAGTTTTGGAAGACGCTAAAGCAAAATTACTATCGTTTTTAAAAGACGAAAGAAATGCTAGAATCGTTGAACATTACTATTTATATCTCTGTGATAGACAATTGTTTTTTATAAAAGGTGGGATTGGCGCCGACCTTACTGAGCATATTAACGAAATCGAAAAAGTTATCGGTTCGCGCATATCTCAATACTATTTAAAACGAACTCTATGTTATGACGACTACAAATTGTTGCTTAGCGGGACTGGCGTCCCTTTTGGTAGTAGTTGCAGGTAGAGTCTGACTTGCTTATTGATATTACGAATCAATGTAAAACTAGTATGAATGTTTCAACAAAAATGAATATTTCCCAAGAAGGAGTTATCTATGGATCTTTCAAACATCAAAAACGCGACTTATGTTGCACCAATCAATCCAAATGCGCCACACGTTGCAAAATGTTCTGACATGAAGGGTACTATGGACTTGGAAGAAATTCTAAATTCAAAGACCATCACAGCATTAGGATTAAGATCTCTCATCATTGAATCTCGTAGCGGTTTCAAAAATATCGATAGTTTAAAAGAATTGTTCAAAAACAACGATCTTCAAATTAAACAATTGTCATTTTATGAAAGCGGAGCCTCACAGGCTAAAAAGTTACAAGAGGAAAATGAATCACTCAAACAAAGGCTATTGGAACTAGAACGTAAACTAGGTAACGTTGTTGCTCCCGATCAAAACCCTTTCTAACCCAAACCTGCAGGAAAATCATCATGCAAGTATCCAGTATGAAGTTTAAAAGCTTCGGAAAATTAATCGCATTTTGTTATCAAAACATGTGTGATATCGAATTGAATGGACAGTTAATTGCAACTAACGGTTCATTATTTGTTTCGAAAAGTGAAATCAGAGAAATCTTCGAAGACTATACCGATGAGGAAGTTCAAGAAGAAGATTGTTACGATTTTATCACTAAAACAAAAAGATCAAAAAGAAAGACAAGAAAATGATTAACGAATCAAAGCAAAAGTGTTATGGAGTTCAAACTGGTTTCAATGAAGACGGTACTCCTAGAATTGAAGAAACATGCATGTTCCCATTGAAGATCGGTCCTAAGTCTATTTTATATAGATTCGATCTAAATGCGATTCCAAATGAAATTATTCAAACCATCCTAATGGCTAGCGTGATTTCTGATGCATACACTGATCCTAAAGTTTCGAGTGTTCGTTTAGGATTCGATCAAAGATTGCCAGTTAAGAACATGAAACTGAGAGTAGTGTTCGTTAATTACAAAGACGACATCGAATTGTAAGATCATGACTGAAACATTGTTTCTCCTTTTTAGTGCATACCTACACGGTTTACTATTATGCACTATTGTCGGTATCGTATATTTTTTTAGAAATCGTAAAAAGATTGACATTAAATTATCGTTATCGACTTTTCTTTTATTGTTCCTTATTTGGCCGTTCATCTTCTGGACGACTATTATCGCTGGTCGAGAAATTGACCTTTACTTTTTAACAAAGGACTGATCATGAGTCAAACAACTCAAAAAGAACCTTTAAAGATTGAACTTGCTCCATGGGCGAGAGTCATTGTTGCAATCGCTGCTCTTGGTATCATTATCAAATTTACACCGATCCTAGATATCTTGGAAGTATTTTTGTATTTTACATTGATTCCGATCATCTTTTTAGGAGCAATCGGAGTTATCTCCAGTGAGACTCTTAACTATATTATGGGTCAAATTGAAGAAGCGAAAAAGATTGCTAAGGAAAAGTTAAAAGAGACTGTTACACAACAACCTCAAACTAATCCCGAACCAACACAACAATCAACAACACCATCCGAGTCTAACTAATGTGGGACAACGATGAAAGAATATTCCAGTTATTCTGGGCCGTTATAATATTTCTTTACTTACTAAACAACTAGGAGAGTACCTATGAAGAACATTAAATATGCTGTTAAGGGATTGTCATTCATTGCACATAACAAAGAAGAATTCTTAGACTTAGTTCGAAAGAATACTGAATGTCTTGTTCCAGCAACCGTAAAAGTTTATAGCGCATTAATTGAAGATCGTCAGATTATTATCGAAACCATGAAGACTTATGAAAGAGTCAAAGCTGAACTAACATCGTTATACAGTCAATGGTCCGATTCTGAAACTGCTAAAACCTTCGCAGCAATCGGTAAAGCAGTCTTTGATGAAACAACCGATGAAAGAACAACTGATTTCGGAAGACGAATGGAAGATTTTGTTTTGGATCGCGTTAGCAAGAATCCTCCTCCTCCAAAGAAAACGGAAAATGTTGTCGAATTCACTTTAACTGAAAGAGAAAGCGCAATCTTATCTAATTGTCTTTTAAGCATCGAACGTAGACGATTGAATTGTTCCAACGCATCAAAAAAGACTCAAAGCGTTATCGTAATGAGACAACTCATGGAACTCGAGAAAACGTTAGCAAGTCTTGAAGCTGGTTTTATCTGTAGAACTGGTGGAGATGAATTGTTAACTTATGTAGGAAGTGTCGCAGAACAATTGACAGCTATTGACAACTTACTAGATAGCTTGGAGATCTAATGGAATTACAAACAATTAGGAAGACGATAGACTGTCTCCCACTTATATTGTTTGTAATATTTCCACTAACTTTTTTTAATATCGAAAACCCAGACTTTCAAATTTACTTAGCTCTAATGAGTTTCGTAAGTATTTGCTCTATCTTACAGGATTGACATGTACCTTTTTGTATCAGACATTCAATTGTTGAAAAACATTGATATGGAAACTTTAACCAAGAATACTAGAGAAGTCTATTTAGATGAAACTAGAACTGGTGACTTCTATGTACTTAACGATTTAGATTTCGAATTAGTACAATTTTACTACCCCAACGTGAACGTAAACTTCGCGGAATCCCTCCCACTAGATACTATCGTGTATCTACTGTCTTGAAAGAGTTTGTCATGAATGAAATCGTTTATGGAATGATCGTAACCGGTATTCCAGTTTTATTATTTTGGATCAATGTTCTAAATGAAGGTTCCTTTAATGAAGGAGAAAGAATTTTAGCAACAGCTGTTTTCGCAGGAATTGTTTTAGTTATTGCACTATCTGTTAATGATCCTGTTCTAATGTCATGTTAGAGATGAATTACTGTTTGTGCTGTCAACAGTTTTTCGTTTGTATTTGTTCCTCGACTACAAAGAGAACTTTTGAGAAATACGGAAAAGCTTATCCTCATGTGAAAGCAACAATTACTATCGAATTTTTCGAAGAATGGTTGTTGACTAAAGCTGATCCAGAATTGAAAAGAATCACTTTAGAATCACGCAAATGATTCTGTTACTAGCCTTTATTAGGCTTTTTTTTATACGACTGTTCACTCGACTGTTTACGAAAGACTATTTTTACTCGGGGTCGTGTTCAGTACTGTTTTCGAAGAGCACTGAACAATCGTTTGTTATCGTTACTATCGACTCTACCTCTGTTCCTATTTTCGTTTCTTCCCGTTCCTCACCGTTCCGAAAAGATTTGATCGTACGACGAGACCGCCGTATAGCGTTATCGCTAGGCTGGTAATATTCTCCCTGAATTAAAGAAGAGAGAGACTGTATTATTAAAAAGTTACGATGAATGTTACGAGGAGGTCCCTCCTCCGAATAACTCATCGTATTGCGTAATACTGTCGTTCCTAACGATACTCATCGTTTTGCGTAATACTGTCGTTAGTTATCGTTCCTAACGAATAACTCTGCGTAATACTGTCGATAGTTATCGTTTCTGACGATACTCATCGTATTGCGTAATACTGTCGATAGTTATCGTTCCTAACGAATCGTCTTGCGTAATACTGTCGATACTCATCGTAGTGATTATCGAACAAAGAGACCCTTGTGCGGCGTTGGCACGCCTTTGTGGTAGTTGGGATTTAGTTAATACACGAAAGTTGGTTAAAATGAAAGAGTATCCAGAGATGGCGAGATATGAAAGACTAGCAGGAGAGATTGCTAGTGTTTTACAAATAAAGAATGCTGCATACGGTAATGCGTTTGCGAAAACAACAGAAATATTGAAATTATTATATCCTAATGGAATTCCATTGACATCTTATGATGATGTACATGTAATAGTTAGGGTGTTAGATAAGTTAAGTAGGATTGCGCGAAATAATGATCCATTAGGAGAAGACCCATGGTCTGATATTTGTGGATATTCTATATTAGCGCAAGTACAGAGAGAAAAGAAAAGACATGATAGTAAAGAAGATAAAGAGTCTAGTACTTGATTATTTAAAAAGAGAGGTGGCGCGCGCCTACACTCATAACTTGCAAGTATCGCTTGTATTATTAAAGA